TTATGGACACGCTTATTATAAATTAACCTCGAGAGGAAAGAAAAATGGCATTTTCAGAATCTCCAGCAATTACGGTAAGAGAAATTGATGCATCTGGTGTTGTGCCAGCAGTTTCCTCTTCAACCGGTGCTTTTGCTGGTAATTTTAGATGGGGGCCAGTCGAACAAGCAACATTAGTTTCAAATGAAACTGATCTAGTTAATAAGTTCGGATCGCCATCTACAGTGCAGTCAGTGGACTTCCACACTGCATCGTACTTTTTAAAGTACACAAATGCCCTGCAGGTCGTACGCGTTTTAGGAGACGCAGGCGAAGCTACAGGAGGCTATAATGCATATAGCCATGCAGAAGCTGCAAGTCAGCTTAACCCAAGAGTAAAAACAGCAGACGGATTCGAAAACGCTATCACAGGCTTCGATTCTGATAAACATCTATTCATCGCAAGATGGCCAGGAGAGTTAGGTAACAGCTTAACTGTATCGGTTTGTCCTATGGATGTAGGTGACAGTGCTTTTGGCACATGGGCTTACAAAAATAGTTTTGATGCACCTCCAGGAACATCACTCCATGCAGAAGCTGCTGGTGCTTCAAATGACGAAGTACACGTAGCAGTTGTTGATCAAGGTGGCGCTTTCACAGGAACAGCAGGTACTGTTTTAGAAACGTTTCCGTTTGTATCAGTAGCATCAGACGCAAAAACAGCGGATGGTTCTTCTAATTATATTAAAGATGTTATCAACAGAACATCAGCATACATTTGGAATCCAGGTTTTGATTCTGACTTTACAGTTGCAAATGCAGGTTTAGCTGCTGCAGCAGGTAGAGATTATCAGTTATCAGCTGGTGTACGAGATGTTAAAAACTATGGTTTGGATTCAGGTTCAGACGCAACAGTTATGGATGTTGGAGATTATATAACAGGTTTTGATCAGTTTGAAGATAAAGATCAGATCCAAGTTGATTTTCTTATCACACCTGCAATGAACAGTAAAACTGATGCTGTAACTTTAACAAACGATCTAGTAAGTATTGCTCAAGGTACTCGTAAGGATTGTGTTGTAGTTGCATCACCAAATAAAACTGCTGTAGTAGGTTCTAACAATCCTGTAACAGATACATTGGCAACAACAGATGACTTCACAAGTTCATCATACCTTGTAGTTGACAACAACTATCTAAAAGTGTATGATAAATACAATGATCAATTCATAAATATTCCAGCTGCTTCTTCAACAGCAGGTATCATGGCTGCGACAGATGTGAATGCTGCTGCATGGTTCTCACCAGGTGGTCCTCGTAGAGGTCAATACTTAGGTGTAACTGGCATTGCATATTCACCTAACAAAGCAGAACGTGACCAACTGTATAGAAAAGGTGTTAACCCAGTTGCAAATATTCCTGGCCAAGGTCTACTATTGTTTGGTGACAAAACTAAACTAGCAAGACCATCAGCATTCGATCGTATAAACGTTCGTCGTCTGTTCTTGGTTATCGAAAGAGCAATTGCACTAGCAGCTCGAAACGTAATGTTCGAGTTCAACGATGAATTTACAAGAGCCAACTTTGTTGGTGTAGTAGAGCCATTCTTGAGAGATGTACAAGGACGTCGAGGTATCACAGACTTTAGAGTTGTGTGTGACGAGACAAACAATACATCTGCAGTAATCGATAGAAACGAGTTTGTGGCTACAGTGTTAGTCAAACCAGCCCGCTCTATTAACTTTGTTACTCTGAACTTCGTTGCTGTAAGATCCGGTGTTGATTTTGCAGAAATCGCTGGCGTATAAGGAGATAACAGATGGCTATTCTAGGCGTAGATTTCTTTAAAGCAAAAATGGCTGGTGGCGGTGCACGCCCCAACCTATTCCAAGTAACACTCAACTATCCAGGTTTTGTAGCTGGTAACACAGAGCAAGCGAGCTTTATGGTTCGTGCAGCTTCTTTACCAGGTTCAACAATTCCTGAAATGATTGTACCGTTTCGTGGACGTCAATTGAAGATCGCTGGCGATCGAACATTTGAGCCATGGTCAACTATAATCATTAACGATGTCGACTTCCAGATTCGAAACAATATCGAAGAGTGGATGAACGGCATGAATGAACATAGAAACAACACTGGTCTTACCAATGTTGCAGACTATGAAGCTGACTTGAAAGTTGAGCAATTGGATAAGGCTGGAGAAGTAATTAAGGCTTACAATTTTGTAGGTGCTTTTCCAACAGTACTCTCACCAATCGATCTTGCATATGATGCAAATGATCAGATTGAAGAGTTTTCATGTGATTGGTCTTATCAGTATTGGACTTCCAATACAACAACATAAATAC